AACTTGAACCAGAATTGTTGCTGCTCATTTTACTGGCTACTGCCATTTTTGCCATATTGTTACTGCCGCTTGATGAACCGGAAGACGAGCTGTTACCATTCATAGGTCCTGCTCCACCTTTTCTACTGCCCATGCCAGAGCCAGACCCATTACTATTATTCATCGCTTGACTTGCTACGACTGCCTTCATCGCACCGGAATTTGAACCTGAACTACTAGAGTTAGAACTAGAACCCATAGGTCCAGCACCGCCACGTTTAGATTTTCCCTTGCTAAGTTTAACAAATCCAAATGTCCCCTTTTTAGTACCATAACCAGCTCTCACCAACCGATTATCTTTTTTGGCTTGTGAATGTTTTGAACGAGACACAATACGACCATTTTTATTTTGCATAATGTGTGCTTTTGTAAGACCACCAGAAGTTTTGTAAGCTGTACCGTGCCATACTTGAGCACGCGTTCCAATTAACATATCATAGCTTTTGCTATGTACTACATATTTACCATTTCCACTTCTTGTAAAACGTGTCATTATAAAACTATAGGAGAAAAGATTTTTCTTCTAAATTTAATTTTAAAATACAAAACGCATCAAAATTTATTTCTCGGAGGAGACCCGCCGCCGCCAGGTTGACCCGGAGTTCGCCCCAGAAAATTTAATGTTAACGGTTGACCTAAATAAAAATTACCAAAACGTGTTGTCCCTCCGTTTATTCGACCTATAGTTTGTACTTGTTGTGAAGCACCACCTAATAACAATCGTTGAGCTCTTCTCAAATTGTTCGATATGTTTGCAAAATTTGTATTAAAACTACGATTTATTTTATAATTAGTAGGTCTTGGTTCTATAAAAGGGACTATATTACGTCTATGTCTTGTTAATAAAGAACTCAAACTCATTTATATGATTATATGATTATAATATATGTATCTAGATTATCCAGAATTATTTAAATATAATTTTTTATCCTAAATAAAATAAAATTGAAAATAATTTAAATAAAACAATACAAACTATATCAATTACAATGAACGCCAACGAACTAATCCTTGCAAATAAATATCAACAAAAAACCGACAAACAACATATTCTGGATAATCCAGATACGTATATTGGTTCTGTCGAAGAAGTTGATTCTTATTTGTGGATATTAAATGACACTGGAGATAAAATTATTGAAAAAAATATTAAATATGTACCTGGGCTTTTCAAGTTGTTTGATGAAGGAATCGTAAATTGTCGCGACCATGTGGTTCGAATGGCACAAGCGGTTGCCAACAATCAAGAAAATGCCATTCCCGTAAACAACATTGACATTACCATTGACGACGATGGAACTATTACCATGATGAATGATGGCAACGGTATCGACGTCGCAGAGCATCCTGAACATAAAATGTGGATTCCGGAAATGATATTTGGTCATCTCAGAACTTCCACCAATTATGATAAAACCGAAAAGAAAATTGTTGGTGGTAAAAATGGATTTGGGTTCAAGCTAGTGCTTATTTGGTCGACATACGGTTCTGTTGAAACTGTTGACCATGTACGTGGCTTAAAATATAAGCAAGAGTTTAAAAATAACTTGGACGAAATATGCAAGCCGTCTATTACCAAATGCAAAACCAAACCCTATACTAAAATCGTATTTAAACCAGATTACAGTCGGCTTGGTATTGTTGGATTAACACCTGATATGATTGCGTTGTTGAAGAAACGCGTTTTCGATGTCGCCGCCATCACGGACAAGTCGCTAAAAGTAAAATATAATTCAGGTTTGATTCCTATTAAAAATTTTCAGCAATATATTGACATGTATATTGGCGATAAATCTGTATCACCAAGAGTTTATGAAGATAGTGGTGACCGCTGGGAATATGCCGTTGCGCTAACTCCTTCTAATGAATTTATTCAAGTGTCGTTTGTGAATGGAATTCATACTGCAAAGGGCGGTAAACATGTAGAATATATTTTAAATCAGCTTACACGAAAACTGGTGGAGTATATTGAAAAAAAGAAAAAGGTAAAGGTAAACCCTAATAGCATCAAAGAACAACTGGTCCTGTTTATCAGATGTGACGTAGAAAATCCTGCCTTTGACAGCCAGACAAAAGATTATATGAACACGCCTTCGTCGAAATTCGGCTCCAAGTGCGATGTATCAGATAAATTTGTAGAAAAAGTTGCAAAAATGGGCGTCATGGATGCGGCATGTGCATTGACCGAAGTTAAAGAAAATAAGGCCGCAAAAAAGACCGATGGTACAAAAAGCAAAAGTGTTAGGGGTATTCCTAAATTGACTGATGCTAATTGGGCTGGAACAGATAAATCGAAAGAGTGTATGGTCATCTTTTGTGAAGGTGATTCAGCCAAAGCCGGTATTATTTCTGGGTTGTCTTCCGATGACAGAAATATCATCGGTGTGTATCCAATGAAAGGTAAAATGTTGAACGTAAGAGGAGAAAATGTGAAGAAGATTTCTGAAAATAAAGAAATCGCAGAAATCAAAAAAATACTTGGACTTGAATCCGGTAAAGTTTATAATTCTATCGAGGATGTTTATAAAAATTTGCGTTATGGGAAGGTCCTATTCATGACTGACCAGGATTTGGATGGTAGTCATATCAAGGGTTTGGGTATTAACTTGTTTCAATCCGAATGGGCTTCGTTGACTGAAATACCTGGATTTATTGGCTTCATGAACACGCCTATTTTGAAGGCATCTAAGGGTGCACATGAATTGGAGTTTTATAATGATGGCGAATATGAAGAATGGAAAGAAGATAATGATACCAAAGGTTGGAAAATTAAATATTACAAAGGATTAGGCACCAGTACCGGTAAGGAATTCCGCGAATATTTTGCGAAAAAGAAGATTGTCGGGTTTGAACATAACGGGAAAAATAGTATTGATGCCATTGATATGGTTTTCAATAAAAAAAGAGCAGACGATAGAAAGGAATGGTTGGGAGATTATGAGCGCGACGCTTATCTTGACACGGCAAAAACAAGCGTGTCATACGAAGAATTCATCAACAAGGAATTAATTCACTTCTCGAAATACGATTGCGACCGTAGTATTCCCAACTTGATGGACGGTCTTAAAATTAGTTTGCGGAAAATCTTATATTCCGCGTTCAAAAAAAATCTAACCAGTGAAATTAAGGTTGCACAATTCAGTGGATATGTTTCTGAACATTCCGGTTATCATCACGGTGAAGCCAGTTTAAATGGCGCAATTGTTGGCATGGCTCAAAATTATGTTGGTTCAAATAATATCAACTTGCTTATGCCAAATGGTCAGTTTGGTACAAGATTACAGGGCGGTAAAGACAGCGCGTCTGAAAGATATATATTCACCATGTTGAATAAAATTACGCGAACCATTTATCCTGCATCAGATGACCATATTTTGGAATATTTGGATGATGATGGGCTAATTGTTGAACCGTTGTTCTATGCTCCTATTATTCCGATGGTTCTGGTAAATGGCTCAAAAGGCATTGGTACGGGATTCAGTACAGATATAATGTGCTACAACCCTTTGGAAATTATTGCGTATATTAGAGAAAAGCTGGCAGGAGTAACAAGCGAACAAAAACATGGATTTATTCCGTATTACGAAGGTTTCAAGGGTACTATTACAAAAATCGATGATGCAAAATTGTTGATTAAAGGTAGATACGAAAAAATGAGCGCAGACAAAATCAGGGTAACTGAATTACCCGTTGGATATTGGACAGAAGATTTTAAGGAATTGTTGGAGAAATTGATTGAACCAGAAGTTGGTAAAGATGGGAAAAAAAGCGTTCCGCTTATAAAAGATTATGACGATATGAGTAAGGACACCAACGTGGATTTTACTATTATATTTGCAAAGGGTAAACTTGAAGCACTTGAATTATCAAAGGGTGACTACGGATGCAATGGTCTTGAAAAGTTGCTGAAATTGTATACAACAAACACCAATACAAATATGCACTTGTTTAATGCGAACGATAAATTACATAAGTACGAAACAGTTGAAGATATTATTAACGACTACTACATAACGCGTCTAAAAATGTATCAGACTAGAAAAGATTATATGATAAGCGCTTTAAAAAAGGAACTACTATTGCTAAGCAATAAGGCAAAATACATTATGGAAATCTTGAACGACACGATTGATTTGAGAAAGAAGAAGAAGGAAACTATATTCAAGCTATTGGCGGACAAAGGTTATGCTGTTATTGAAGAGGATACCGAATATAAATATCTGGTTAAAATGCCTATGGATAGCGTGACGGAGGAAAATGTGGATAAATTGAACAGAGAATATTCAACTAAAAAAATGGAACTGGATATTGTGACCAGTACAACTGTTAATCAAATGTGGACCAATGAACTTGATAAATTATCTCAAGAATATTTGGAATATAAGGAAGAGAGAGAAAGATTGATGAGCGGAATAGATATCAAGAGCAAGAAGAAGGTAGTATCTAAAGGAGTTGTTACTAAAAAAAATGTAAAGAACATAGTAGTCATTGAAGAATAAATATTTAATCGTTTAAATTATTATTTAATATTTCATCTATTTTGGTTTCATTATACTGTTGTTCACATCCAATAAATGTAAATATTTTTTTTATGTTTTCTTTGTCAAACATTTTTTCAAAACTTGTCAAATAACAATATGATTTATTTTCATTATAAAACGTTGTCAATTCCGAAGTCATGTTTGTTATAGTATCAATTGCAGTGTCGTCATCTTTATGCCACCCGCTATTTGATTGTTCAATTATGTTCTCTCTTATTTGAATTATAACTTTTGTTTGTGGAAACAGTTCTTTGAATTCTGTTATATATTTAATATTACCATTATCATAACGTATTTCTTTAAACCCCCATAGTTTTGTGGACCGGTCCTTTTTAAATAATTCGACAATCATCATTTTTATCATTAGAGCGATTTGTTTAAATTCGTAAGAGTTGTACCATGCAGGTTTAATATTTGTTACAACTATTTCTTCGTAACTTGTAGGAGTTAAATGTCCTGGAACATAATCGTATGTAGTGGTTTTGATTCTTTTATAAAATTCTAATAGGCTATTTACAGCACCAAAATTTTCCCCACATATATTGCTATTTGGTATGGTATTTAGAATTCTTTGCATGGTGGTAGACCCTGAACGTCCTGTTGCGCATATTAAGACAATTTTGTCCATTTACAAGTTATAAGTTATAAGTTATAAGTTATAAGTTTTAAATTAGTTTTAAATTATTGTAACAAAATATAAAGTTCTGCATATTTAGAACCATGATTTTAAAAATAATTGTCTGTCGGTATTGTCGGCCATTACTGGGTGAGCAATAGGGACAACCAATGTACTCGCATCATTTATGTATTTAATATATCCCTGCGCCTCGCTGTATACTTGCTGAATACAATAATTCAAAACAATTTTATTTAATTCTGCAACTTGTTCAGAAATATTATTTACTTGATTTGCTGCGTATTGCAAATACACACTGCGCATAATTATTTTTAGTGAATCACAGTCTTGCTGTCCTATTGTGTATTGACCATTTGATTTGTTATAAACACCTGCTCTAATGCCATTTTGTAACATCTGAATGTTTTGTTGAGAGAAAAATGCCATTGATAATGTTGTGTCGTTCCATAATCCTTCAGTAGGATTCCTAAATGTGACACATTGATTAGCAGGTATTTTATCATACATTTTGAATAAATCCGAAGTATTAGGGGTTTTGATGTCCACACGTCCATTATTCATTTTATTCATTTATATTAACTTATAGAAAAAATTATATATATTTATTTTATATACAATGGGATTAGGTGGATTTCAGAAAATAGTCTTATTTGCTGCTATAATAATTTTGATTATTACTTTAGTAGTAATTGGCATTGCTTTGGCGACGTCTAAAAATAACAAAGCGTGGCCACCTAATGTGCCGGCTTGTCCTGATTGGTGGATTAGTGACGGTTCTGGAAATCGTTCAAGATGTATCAACAAGAAAGATTTAGGCACTTGCTCTGCCGAATCTGGACAGCCTCATCAGATTATGGATTTTAATGACCCTATTTTTACTGGTTCAAATGAGTTGTGCGCAAAATATACTTGGGCAGCCAAGTGTAAAGTTGCATGGGACGGTATAAATTATGGTGTAGAAAACCCTTGCACATCATCAGATGGAGGTGGAGGCAGAGGTGGACGTTGTTCTTCATAATCAACCAACATGTTAACAATACGTTATTAAAGATATTTCATATATATATATTAATAAATATATATGAGGTTTAGAGGTGACATTTGCGAAAATACATTTAATTTACCAGACGATGTTATACGATATATTTTTGAATTTATTCCGCTTAAAACATTGGTTTTCACAAATAAGACAAATTATAATTTATATCATTCACTTATAAGAAAATCTATTTTAAATTATGAAAATTATATTCGTGATACCATCCGTCGTGACAATTCATTTGTGTTTTGCAAAATTCTTGCGGAAAATTATACTAAATGGATTAGTATAAAAAAATATGCCTACAAAAATACAATTTATGCAAATTACATGTATTTTGTACTTGATTATTGCACAGAAAATATATCAACACGATGCAGGGATGAACTCACAGAGTTTCTTAAAGAACATGGTTTGTGTCAAAATCGGCATAAAAAGAATATTTATAAACATATAAGATGGAAGAATTAAATATTAATAATATTTTAAATAGAGAAGAAAAGGCTTCTTTTATTAAAAGTATTTTATTGTCATTTGACGATAATAAAGAAAATAAGCTTTTTAAACATGGTATTTATGTGTACGGTAAACCAGGCACTGGTAAAACGTGGTTTGTTTCGAATATATTAAAAGAGTTAAATTATGATATAATTAAATATGATGCAGGGGATATAAGAAACACGTCGGTAATTGAAGACATTACCAAACACAACATGTCAGACAGAAACGTTCTAAGTCTTTTTAATAAAAAAACACGCAAAATAGCCATCGTCATGGATGAGATTGATGGCATGAATAGCGGAGACAAAGGTGGAATTAACACACTTATTAAACTTATCAGGCCTAAAAAAACAAAAAAACAAAAAACAGAAGAAATTTCTGTTAATCCAATCATTTGCATAGGTAATTATCGCGTCGACAAAAAAATTAAAGAGCTTATGAAAGTATGTAATACGGTGGAATTGTTAACGCCTACAAATGCACAAACGTCCACCATCATCAAGTCACTTATGTGTTTAAACGATGAAATTACGGATAAAATGATTCATTATGTTCAAGGCGATTTAAGAAAATTAAACAGTATTTATTATATTTACAAAACAAATCCTAATATATTTAATGATAACATTATCGATAAAATATTTCAAACAAAGTCTTTCAATGATGATACTAAAAAAATTACAAACAGTCTAATTAACAACAAATACAATATTAGTGAACATATTAATATTATGAATGAAACCGACAGGACTAGTGTTGGGCTTTTATGGCACGAAAATATAATTGACATGATTGATAAAATGGATAAAAAGACGGCCATTCCATTTTACATTAATCAACTAGACAATATTTGTTTTGCCGATTATATAGATAGAATCACGTTTCAAAATCAAATATGGCAATTTAACGAAATGAGTTCTCTTATCAAAACTTTTAAAAATAACAAAATGTATCATGAAAGTTTGGATAAAAAACAAAAAAATACATGTTCTGAAATACGATTCACAAAAGTATTGACCAAATATTCGACGGAGTATAATAATTCGCTTTTTATTCAAAAGTTGTGCCAAAAACTCGGAATGGATAAAAAAGACTTATATGGATTTTTTCACCATTTAAAGGGACAACCGGACGACGATAATGCATTACAGAGTCTGTTTGAAAATTACGAAATCACCAAATTGGACATTAATCGAATATATCGATACATTGAAAAATATATCAAAGAAAACGCACAAGGAATCGTGGACAAAGAGGTCGACATTGACGTAGATGAAGAAGAGTCTGACGACATTTAACCTAATCTATAAATTTTTATTATATTTAATGTAAAAATAATACATTAAATATATACAACCCACTAAATATTATTCAAGTACATATTATTCTTTTCAGTCCACTTCTTTTCAATGTCAAGCCACTTTTTATCAATATTCTCGTCGACCGACATTTTCATATGTGACAAATAATGCAAAGGAGACGCAAAAAACAGTGTGTTTGACCCGTTCTTGCTTCTGCACTCTCCTGTTGCCAGTGATACCTTAAAAAAGCCGTCTTCGTGTTTCGAGCCAACAAAACGATTATAAAAATGACCTGTCTCAGCATCTCTAATTTGGGTTCCTATTCCGCCTGATGTGTACAACGCGATTTTGGATTGTTTTGTTCTGCCGTCTGCGCGCACAGTTTTTCTATATACTGCAGTATATCCTTTGTCATGCAAATTCAACATGCGCTGAACATCATTGTCACCTGTATCAAATTCGTTTTCTTCCGTTGGGCTAAATCTGTCATGGTAATCCATTTTGTTTACTATATTGGTTATACACTGTATGTGTTTAAGTATATTTTATAAATTACATTTACACATTAGACGAAGAAGCAGAAGCAGCCGCTAGTTTCCATTTTACCTTCTCTGCAATTCTTTCTGAAACCAACTGTTTAATTTTGTTCTCCAAATAGTTCACTTTATCATGCAAACATCCATTTTCTAGCGTTAGTTCTTGAATTAGCACGGTAAGGTCGTTTATTTGTTTTTGTTGTATATCATTGACTGGGTTCATCATGCGCATTTGTTCAAATTGCTTTTTATTTTCTTCCCGCATCATAGTTTCTCTCTGAATCTTAATTTCTTCTAGTTGTTTCAAAACATCTGGCTTATTTTCTGGTCTACCTGGTTCATATTTATTTAACAAGTCATCAATGTCTATCATAAAAAACATGAGTAAATCTCTTTCTCTTATAAAATCTCCAGGAATTAGTTTGGTTTCATTAATATACGGATTATTAGCCCCTTGATTCAGTAATTGTTTTTTGTCAAACGAATTATGATTATGTGAAAACACCAAAATAGATTTTCTAGGCTCTAATTGCACAAATGGAATAGTGTAATTTTTTAAAAAATGTTTTTCTTCTGCTAAACATGCAGACTCATCAAATTGTGTTTGTTTTAATAATTCTTTTCTGAATGCAAATGATGCAGCTGTGGCATGATTAGGTCCATAAGGACCAAACTTGTACATCTTACTAAGATGTTTAAAATATATGTACATTTCACTTGACCCTGCACACAACGCAGACGGATTTTTTTGCAACATTTCTACTGCGTGACTTATGCGGTCAGACGGATAATAATCATCGTCATCCATATAAACAATTATATCGCCTGACGATTTTTCGTGAGAAATATTGCGTTTTTTCCCCAACGTTAGTTTCTTATCATATTTGAAATATTTTACACATGGAATATGTGCAACTAGGTCCTCAATTTTATCCGTCCCATCGTCTATAATAATCCATTCTATTCTATCTTTTGGATATGTTTGATTTTCAAAACATTTTATCATAAATGGTATAAATGGACGTCGATTAAACGTTGGTGTACACACACTTACAAACGGAAATTGTGTATTGGTGCAAGCTTTCTCTTTCTCTTTCTTTTTGTCCTTTTTTCCCATAAATTAAATTATAATTATTTTTTATATTATAATTTAATCAAGATATATCTTTATTTTACTTCCATTTCTGGTTGATTAAGCTTATTGCCCAATTTTTTTAATTCGTTTGTCAAGTGTTTACCACCTTTTTGCGGATAAAATAACCAATGAATTAAAGGGAACCAGTATGTTTTTGCCGCAGCAGCCTTTGGCATTTTAACACTGCACGTTTTTTTTGCTTGATTATCGCTTACTAATGCAGACAGGTCTTCCGGTTTAATAGATTTAAATATATTGACAGAAACTATTCCCCAAATAATAAGACAGAGAGAAATAATAGAGACTATTCCTGCCAGAGGACCTAAATGGACAAAAGCGCTTAATACTATGCATGCGCTAGACACTGCCATTATAGTAACTTTGTAAAACTTGAACATATCTTTAATAACTGTGAACACGTTTGCAGGTTTTTTATTCATTTCCGATTTGAATAATATACATGTTAAACAACACCATACAACCGTTATGAATGGCAATACTGGCAAACAAATCAACAAAACAAAAAATAATATTACAAATAAAATTACAAGTAATATAGCGAGAAAATAATAAAAAGGCGAAGTAAGAGTTACATCAGTCCATTCAGGCGGGTGTGTGTCGCTGGCATTACTGTTTGTCTTGAAAAACCATCTCATTTGAATGAACCACAAATATATCAAATAAAAATTATCAAATAATAATAACAAAAGTCCCATTATTGTTGCCATGATTGGACCAAATAAAACAATAATTGCCTCAGGCAATACGTTCATTAAAGCAAGAGTTTGATTTATAGCCCAATAATTAATTCCAACTAGTGCCTCGACAATTGAAATAAAATAAGATACTATAAAACTAGCATGGGGTTCTGTTTGATAATCTCTAAATAAATCTATAATCATATTCCCTGAATTAGCTTTGTCATATGGAAAACGTAGTTTAGATGACATGGGTGGATTCGTAAACGTTGTAAAAATATTGGATGCAATTGATTCAATTTCCGGCTTTGTATCCGAATATGGAAAGCATTTCATATCTGATGGTAATATATTTGATTGACCCAATTTACAAGCATACAACACAACTCCTCCTAAGGAAAAATAAAATACAACCATCGAAACTAAGATTATTGTGGTTACAGCAAATTTGACCATTTCTGTCGCTTTATCTTTGATAGAAGAACCATTATTATTATTTTTTTTGTCATCAATATTTTGAGTATCCGACATTGCTTAGTTATAATAAAATAATATAAAATTATTTAGAATAAATGATTAACTATTCATTTATAAATGTTTAGATTTCTAAATGAACTTTATAATTACACATGCACAATATAACACTTTCTTATTAGATAAAATAATAATATATATAAATATTATATGCATATATCAAAAAAACAATATTCCATTATATTTTTAGCATTATTAAGCTTTCTACTTTTGTTTTTTATATTTAATTGGATGGACTATTTAGTTAAAAATCAATACATTGTTGAAAATTTTGAACAAAATTCATCGAATGATAATAGTAATGAAACCGTATGCGTTCCAAAAAATCTTATTAAACAAGAAGGACCTAATTATGTAATGCAGTCTTCATTGACTAGCCACACTGTAAATATGCCACTCACAACTAAAACGAGTTGCAATAATTTTTGCGGTCCACCTGCAAAATGTTCCATAACCGGCGACCAATGCACTTCAGATGTGGATTGTCCTGGCTGTCTACCTTATGAACCGAGTACAATTGTACAAACTAAAAATATCCCAGGGCAAAATGATGCCGGAAAATTAACGTTTAACAACGCTCCAAGGTATTCATCATTGACAACAGACATTGGCACACAAGCTAGATTAATAACTGATAACAAATTCTCGCGACCAGCGATGGCCGATTTTGGTGAAAATACATGGCGTTCTTATTTTGACGAAGATGAAAAGCAATTTAACAGCGCATTTAAAACGAAATCGTTAACAAACATGCCTAATTACAAAAATAGATATAGTTTGTCTGGTGAATTTATAGATGAAGGACCACTCGCATCAAATGCTTATCTAACGTAATTTAACAAACGTAAAAACTACGTTTTATCTATAATAACTTCTTTAGCTATTTTTCTAATGATTTTATTTTCCTTTTCTGCGTCGTTGTCTCCATTACCACCCATAGATTCTATAATAAGTTTATTATATTGGTCAGACTTTCTCGAATCGCTATATATACAATCAGGATATTTTGCCTTAAATTCCGGTAATAGTTTGGTATTTTTATGAGCTATGTACTTGATAGCCTTTCGTAATTTTAATTTATCGTCGTCGTCTTTTTCCCATTTGTCTTCGTCTTTTATATACATTATTTCTCTCTTCGAGTCACTACAGTGGACTGGCCGCTTATTCACGTCCAGTGCCTTCAAGTTTTTAACTATTATATTAGATATACCATCTATAAATCCTTGTTTTCCTACATTTTCCAAATCTGACAGCTGAATTTTCAGCGAATCTACAAAATCCATTATATTCATTGCATCTTTACATTCTTCGTTCAAAAACACATTCAGGTTAAATGTTTTATTATATGAATTATTGTTTATCATGGTGTTGTTAGTACCATTTTTACATATTTCAAACAATTGCTTGGTAAGCTCCTGATTTTGTTTTTGTGTTTCATTATGTTGACTCATTAATTCTTTGTTTTGTTTTACTACTTCTAATACCAGGGTTGACAGTAATTTGACATCTTCTTCGTTATCTAATTCAACGTGCATTTCCACATGTTTCACATCGCCATTTGCAAGACATTTATTTTTATGCTTCCACAGACCAGCATTTGTACAAAAAATCTTATTACACTCGCAAACAAAGGTGGGGTTTTTAGACATTTCCATTTTATTTCCAACATTTCCAAATATGTTTTTTTGATGTTTTGCTGTCAATACATGTCGTTCGAAATCTTTCTTGTTGCCTGTATGGAAGTCACAAGTTGAACAAATATATTTTTTTGGGTTTTTTGGGTTTTTTTTCATTTCCATTTCTCCCTTAATATAGGAAATAGAAAAAAACCCTTAAATCACTTTTTTTGCAAATAAGTTTCCAAAAATAAAATTTACAGTCACAAAAATAAACTTTTGTAAATTGCCGTCTTACCTTAAAAAACTTTATGGTCTCACAAATTATTTTTTTCCAAGATGTTTTTCCATTTTGTAAAAATGGACAAAAATAAATGTCCAAAAATCAAAATCCGAAAAAAGTCTTGGAAAAAATATTAAATAATTCAAGATTTTTCTTTAAGCCTTTCTTTATAATATATTAAGTTGCATACATAAGGCCGGCATTTCCACCGACAAATGTGACCATATTGACCCGTTCTTCGAAAACATATAAATCAAAATTGTAATCATATACGCGCCAAGTGGGTTTGTTTATGCCGATAATTTCCCCAGAATTTTCATCACAAATTGTCAATACTTGCGCATAAGGGTCTAACGGTGGGGAAATGGTCGTAAATGCAAACTCTACATTTGTAAATCTACTCATATTCATTGCGCCAGAGGGTTGCAAAGAATAAGGCGAAGTATCCAGACAAAAATTATAACAATATACACCATCGGGAGCTGACCCACCAGTTCTGGCATATTTTTCAACGTAATTAAAAACGCCTGCAGGCAATACATTTTCTCTATATTCTCCGTCCAACACAATCCCCAGTGCAACTAATATTTGTTTCAAGTTTTGTGGATTGTACACACCACTTATCATCAATCCTGATACTGTGCCGTCTGGATTCAGTCCTGGACCAATATTTTGCGCAACAGTAGAGCTGGTGTTAGGATTAGGATAATCCCCTACTGCAGAAGCCGGATACGCAGGACTAGGTAGATAATTATAAGGCCAATTTGTATAATTTGACCATTCATTTCTTAAATTTGCATCGCTTCTTCGGAAGAAAAACAACCATGCAGACACCATACCAAGCGAATCTAATTGTACTCTGTTTTGACCTGTAATATTATAGAAGATTTTTTCATATACTTGTCTTATCAAATATTTTTGTTCATTTTTCGCAAACAATGCCGATTCATCGTTTGAGAGAAAACAATACGTGCAATTTAGATTAATGTCTGCATACCATACACCTCGCGTATCTATATATGAATTTGGACCTAATGTTTCATCTGGCGGTGTTTGCAAAAAACGATGCATTTGCATATAATTAAGGTTAAAGTTTGGAGCTACATATGGAAAATTATTTGTGTGGTCAAATACATCGCGTATCCTAAACAACTGATTTATCGGTCTTATAGTGATTGTTATTTGAAGTTCATTGTATTGTAACGAAACTAACGGGAATGCTTGCTGACTTTTAAGACCAAACCATGCAGATAAAGGTATATATAATATTCTTCCTCCTATAGACGGCTGAGCGCCCGCAGGACTATCTGTGTAATAAGCATTTGGATATGAATTAACGTATGAACCTGAATTTGCAGGGTCGTTTAATTCAGGAACATTTCCAGTCATTTCGTTAAAAAGGTTTAATTTCTCTGTAGAAAAGTCGCGCTGAACGGATGATAATAAGTATTGTCCAGAATATTCTTGCAATTTTTGATTGCCGCACGTGATGGAAATTTTGCTAATCATTTGCGCGCCAATATTATCTATCCATTTAAATTCATATGGAGCCCAGTCGGTATATGTGGTTGTTCCATCTGAATTAGTTACTTCTTGAGGAGGCAAAATAGGGCTCCATATTGAGGGTAATGTAAACGATAAATAACAATCCATCAATAAGTCTGCATACCTTTTTACTTTGAAAGTATATGTAGATTCCGATGTTAAATTTAATGTGGGTGTTCCTTCATAATCTAATCGGAAGTTTTGTTTTCCAAAATTGGTGTATTTTGCATAGGTTGATTTCCAAAAAGTTTTACTTGGATTTCCATTTAAAATAATATTTTGTTGTCCTTGGCTGACTAAGTTCATGAGACCACCTGCCATATTTATTATATACTAATAAATATTATTTAATTGTTTTGATTTTAAAACAATATTACAATTAAAAAATACTATAATAATATATTAGACAATGACAACTGATTCAACTAATACTTTAAGCGCTATTTCAAATATGAAAGAGGACTTTGTGTCTTATATTATCTTGGGCATTATTATTCTTGTATTAATCATTCTGATTATATATCTTGTTTATATTCATAAACTTGAAAATTCTGAATGTAGTTATATGAATAATTTATATTCGGCAGTAGACGGACATATTCGGTCGATTGACCCTAACGATCCGGATTGCTCAGGTAATTTATATGATTATTATATCAAAACGGCCTACAATGCGTGCTCTGGAGGCGGATATAAAAACGATTTTGTGAATATATGTAATTTGAAAAGTGTGCTTAAAGAAGGCGTGAGAGGATTAGATTTTGAAGTTTACTCAATTGATAATAATCCAGTTGTAGCAACAAGCACATCTGATAGTTACTATGTAAAAGAAACATTTAATTCTGTAAATTTTTCAGACGTGATGAGCACAATTGCTAATTATGCTTTTACAAGTGGGACGGCACCGAATTATTCTGACCCGATTATTATACATTTGAGGATTAAAAGTAACAACCAAACCATGTACACAAATTTGGCGAGTATATTTCAATCGTATGAAGATATAATGCTCGGAAAAGAGTATAGTTTTGAATCAAATGGTACAAATTTGGGCGGATTTCCATTAGTGAATTTTATGAATAAAATCGTAGTGATAGTTGATAAGATTAATAATGCATATTTAGATAATCCTGAATTTTTAGAGTATGTAAATTTAACGAGTAATTCTATTTTCATGCGTGCATTCAATTATTATGATGTAAAAAATAATCCGGATATAAATGAATTAACTGAATTTAATAAAAGAGGAATGACCATTGTATTCCCTGATTCTGGCGTAAATCCAGTAAATCCTAGTGGAATGTTATGTAGAGAATCGGGATGTCAAATGGTTGCAATGCGGTATCAATATGTAGACAATTATTTAGAAGAAAATGCAGTAATGTTTGATAGATGTGGATATGCATTTTGTTTAAAGCCACAGAGATTAAGATATGTACCAGTTACTATACCAGACCCTGTGCCTCAGAACCCAGAATATTCTTATGCTACACGCAGTTCATCCACCGACTATTATAGTTTTAGCTTTTAATCAAAATGTTTATTATCAGCCCTGTTATATTCTCAAGCAAATGAAATAGTTACTTTAAATTTAAAAATGAATAGTGATTGACGAATAAAACCTAATAATATAATACCAAATTAATATACCCATCAAATTATAAGATGTGTGAATCTATTCCCATTAAATCTAATTATTGTGAATCACGCCGCAAAAAAAATGGGTTTAGTCGCTTAATTAAAGTTAAATTTGAATTATTTGTAGAAGTAATATTTATACCAAGATATTCAAGACAACATTGTAGTGAATTATGGTGGAATGCGGATGACTTACAATTAAGTACGATTTCTGCACAAAAAGAATTTACAACTTTAGTTAATAAATATCCACTGATGACAGTAGAAGAGGCCAAGCGCGTTTTGTATTGATATTAAATTTATTATAATTAATTTTTAATCTAATTATAATATAAGAATTATGAAATCTAAAAATATATGTAAAGACTTAAATTTTGGCGATTGCGAATTGGCAATTTTGCGCATTGCGGTAGATAAGGCGGATGAAAAAATAGCAAGAAGAACAGTAAATTCTGATGATATAGCCAAAATAATAAAAATAGTAGAAGATTTTATTAAACGTAAAAATTTAATTTGTTATGGAGGAACTGCTATAAATAATATATTGCCAGAGTCAGAACAATTTTATAATAAAGACGTAGAAATTCCAGATTATGATTTTTTCACACCTAATGCATTAAATGATGCAAAAGAACTAGCCGATGTCTATTATAAAATGGGATTCACTGATGTAGAAGCCAAATCGGGACAACACGCTGGAACTTATAAAGTATTTGTGAATTACATTCCCGTTGCAGACATTACGTATTTGCCAAAAGAAATATTCAATGCATTAAAAAAAGAAGCTGTAAGAGTAGGAGGTATATTATATGCACCACCTAATTTTTTGCGAATGTCTATGTATTTAGAGTTGTCTAGACCAGCAGGAGATATTAGTAGGTGGGAAAAGGTATTAAAACGACTTACGATATTAAATAAAAATTATCCATTAGATGCTAAATGCAATAATGTCGATTTTCAACGGAAAATGGAAAATAAAAAAAACGAAGATGAGATATATACAAACGTTAAAAATACACTTGTAAATCAAGGAGTTGTTTTTTTTGGTGGCTATGCTATATCGCTTTATTCACAGTATATGCCAGGGCATTTGAAAAAAAAAGTAGAAAAGTTTGCAGATTTTGATGTTTTATCCAACGATCCTGAGACAACGACAGAAATCGTGAAAGAGCGGTTAAAAGACATTGGTGTAAACAATGTTAAAATACTTAAAAGAGAACCTGCTGGCGATATAGTCCCGCTTCATTATGAAATTAAGATAGGCACAGATACTATTGCGTTTGTCTATAAGCCTGTTGCGTGTCATAGTTATAATGTATTAAACATTCATGGTCAAAAGGTGAAAATTGCTACAATTGATACTATGTTGAGTTTTTATTTGGCGTTTCTCTATGCAGATAGACCTTACTATAAGGAATTTGCAGACCGTATATTATGCATGTCAAAATTCTTATTTGAAATTCAACAAAAAAATAGATTAGAACAAAAAGGACTATTAAAACGGTTTAGTATTATTTGTTATGGACATCAAGAATCTGTGGCAGAAATACGAGCACATAAGGCTGAAAAATATAAAGAATTAAAAAATAAACGGAACACTAAAGAATTTGACGAGTGGTTTTTAAATTACAAACCTGATGTTTCAGATAAGACAAATGAAATAAAGACAAATGAAATAAAGACAAATGAAATAAAGACAAATAAAGGGGAAAAGACACCTAACGACAAAAAGTCAAAGACAAAGTCAAAGAGAAAGACAATAAAACCAAAAAAATCAGCAAAAAGTGGATTCTTTAACTTTTATGGAAAAAAAACAAGGAAAAATCTTAAACCCATTTACTAAAGACAATATGTATCTAAAATAACAATTATTACTTCCTGAAAAATTTTCGTTGCCAATTTACATAAAACACCATTTTCAATTCCACATGGTATATTTTTTTTTATATAAATTAAAAAATATGCAAAATAAATAAATATTTTTTCACAAAGCATTTTTATATAGAACCCAATATGGTTTGTAACCGACCAATCATTTACATAACTACACATATGTGTGCTTGATTGTTTAATATAAAAACTATGAATATCAAGCAACCCAGCTAAAACCCTGTGAAAGTTCGTTTTTTCATTTTTTACATTTAATAAATTACCTATCTTGTCAAATCCAAACAAGTCCAAGTATAATAGTTTTTTATTTCTTTCTGTTTTGAACATGTATGGACTTATGCCATCCAAATATTTATTTTCATACAAAGCCGTTCCGTCAATTAAATACGGTACAAAACACGATTTTATGACAGTGTTTACCAAGTCATCAACAGTTTTGTATTTGTATTTCACATGTTTAGTGTTTTTTTTAATATTATAATAAGTAATGTAAAACCTGTTTTTAACTTTTGCGCAAATGTCTAGCGGAATTTTGTCGATGAAAAGTGTTTTGATGTCTTTGATGATTTTCAATGTGTGCGTTTTTTTAAATTCAGTATAAACTAAATTATATAAGTTTGTCATAGAGTCTAAATCATCTATAAAATACAATAACCCAGCAATTGAACCAATACTGCAACCCGATATTCTTTCAACACAAATATAATTGCGTTTTTCCATCTCTTTAAGAAAATAGAGAGCACCAATCAAGTAACTACCATTAAAAACGCCGCCGTCCAATACAATGTCAAGCCTTAGCGGTGTTTTATTTGTTTTCATTTCATTAGGCAAATTCTCTATTAATTTATTTACGTATTCGCGTATCATTTAATTAATATTTAATGGTATTTACTATTTATATTTAAAACGAACTAACATTATACCTTTTTGTTTAAAAGCAATCTATTTACAAACTCATTTTCAGATTTATGTGAAACGTATATATTAATTAATTCTGCGGGGGAGTAAAAGCTTTCTTTTACTTTTTTTAACTTGTTTGCATTTATTTTAGTTCCAAATAAGTGTGTATACACATCTGATATAACCGAATGACTAGCGTTGCTTAATTCGTGTGTAATATCAATTCTACCAGGTCTGATTAATGCAGGGTCAAGTTCATTATAATGATTGGACGAAATAACAATAATTCGCCCGGGCGTTTCTCTAATTCCATCCCATAAATTTAAAATATCGTCTAGCGTTAATGACATGTCTTCTGCCAACAAGGTCGGGTGTAACGGAAGAGACATAACTGAGCCATTAACAAGACTGGCATTCGGCACAATATCATAACTAGTCGTTTTTTTCTTATTTTTACAACGTTGTCTATCCAATATTATATCCCCGACGCAATCAATATCTTCAAATAATATAATTTTATTGTCAAACGTTTTGCTGCCTTTTTCATTGTTGCAATTATATGTATTTTCAAAAAAAAAGGTGGATAGTTGTGTTTTGGTCTTGATAAGTTTGAGCGAAATAGTGACAATGTCTCTATTCGTGTAATTAGCTAACGCCTTTACAAACGTGGTTTTCCCTGTTCCTGGAGGTCCATGTAGTCCGATGCCAAGTGTATACGGTATCCCCTTATCGTTATACCATGATTTATTATTTAAAAAATAGTCAATATGTTCAATTATTTGGTCTTTTCCGTCAAAAAACATGGTTTTAAAAATTCTGTTACTTTCCAAGGGATATTCTTCCCAACAATCCAATACATTTTCGTTATCAGTCCATTTTGTTTTTGATAAATTATAAATAAACTTTTTATGTAAACGATTATTTTTAATAGAGGTCAAGTATTTGTCTGTTAGGTTATCAATGTAATTTTTTAAATAAGAAATATGATATTTGTATGAATAAATGTGTATAGTTATGGTGGTCGTTTTTCCAGTCCCATGTCCGTGTTTGTTTTCCCCGACAGCATCATTAACCGTCGAGGTTTGGGCGAATATATGTTTATCAATTTCAAAACTCCGTGTTTGCGATATTGTAAAAAAATCGTCTTTGAGACGAGGTTTTTCATTTTCACCATGTGATATATAATTTGAGTATTCTTCTTTGATTTCATATATAGTGTTGGTTTTGTCTACATTATTCATAATGTAATGCCAAATGGCTTTAAATCTATTTGAATACATGGATGATACTACATGTGCTCCATATATGGATGATGAATGGCTTTTGCAACCCTCCAATATTATTTTGTGTTTTTTAAAGAAAATGGAAAAATGTCCATTCAAAATGGCTTTATAATTATGTTTATTAAGAGTCTCTGTTAAAAAGTTGATTAGTAATCCAAACAATGAAATAAGAATGGTTGAAAATATCGCATCTATTACAGGATTATTCATTTTAATTTTATCAAATACAATCATTCGTAAAGAGCTGTCATAGTTAGTTTTCAAAGTTTCAAATAAATTATTCATTTGTAATAATGTATATCGCAAGGTGTCTTAAAATGGTTTTCTATCAACATCAAAATTTACTAAACGTTTGTGTAGATTTATTTAATATATAAAATAAAAGTCCAAATAATATGCTTTTAAAAATAAATCCATTAATGTTTAAATTACCATCTGGAGAGAAAAGAACAGGCGCATAGGTAAATAAAATTTTGCGGAAAAAGGGCAACTGGAATAAAAAATAAAGCACTGCAAGAAGAAGAGGCGTTTGAAGCTCGTTGTAAATATCATCTAATGAGTCACTTTGTTCAACGCCTCTGTTGTAGTCTTGAATCATATCTGATGGTTGTTCTGAATTGTTAATGTAATCTACATGTTGTTGTTGTACTGGTACATAATTTGGTTGTACATGTGCGTCATTGCTGATGCCAGTAGTGGTCATAGGTATATCTCTTGATTGCAATAATGTTGAACCCGTAGCACTGGCTTGTTGTAGACCATTTACAAGTTGACTGATTGTTTTTTCATCTAAACTAGAATTAGGATTTTGAGGGTGGGAAGCAGCCATATTTGTTGACTGAACAACTACATTTTCAGAAGCAGTTAATGATATATTATTGCTAATGTTTCCTCCGCCTCCGCCAATAGGGTCGGTTCGCAAATCTAAAATACTAGTAGTATCACTCATAATTATAATAAATATTCGT